CTTCATCTAAGCTAAAGAATACAGCACTAGAGGTTGTCGTTGTTTATAGAATCAAAAGTCCACTTACTGTCAAGGCATTCCCACAAAGAACGGTCAATTGCCGTATCTTCCAGGTCAAAGTCTCTCATTAGTGTTCTGTGAGCAATGATTGCTCTTCTATAGAAATCGACTTCCTTCCACCCGTCTTCTAGGGTGGATTCGCCAGTCTCAATCATTACGCAGACTTCGTCAAGCCGACGGTCAACGTGGTACTTAAACCTGTTTATTCGTGTTGCTTTTTCATTGTAATAGCGCTGTGTTTCGTCGTTAAGTTTTTTAAACTTGAAGTCCAGCGACGAGTATCGTTTCTGGTCAGATTCACTATCTGCCTCAATACTCTCTATTTGTCTTTGAAGGTTTTCGGATAGGGCGAGCAAGGCTCTTTTCCATCTATCCCAGTTTTCGACCAGCCTGAGCTCCGCGCGCTCCAAAGGGTTAACTTTGTTTTTTACCTCTTCGGCGACCATGCGAGCAAAAGTGTCATCATTCCATCTTGAGTTCATATATTTTTTGGGTCACTGCCACGCAGGGCATATTTTCTTAAATCCACACCAGTTACATAGAATGGTTTTGTTGGGTTCAAAATATCCATTCTTGCAGCGCTCTTCTATGCCTGCTCTTACTTCTGCAATCACTGAAGCAACTTTCTGCACATCTTCTGCGGTTACTTCTTTTGCGAACCTAACCCCATCTTTTAGGTATAGAAGCTCTATCTCAAACTTCTTGGCCTCTATGCCGAGGCTTTTGAGGAGCTGAGTATAGATAATTAGCTGAAAATACTTATCTTCAATGTAATTCTTTTTTGGTGTTTTGCCTGTTTTGTAATCAGAAACTTTTGCGGTATCACCATCTAGATGTAGACGGTCTATGAATCCATGAAGTTTGATTCCGGATATCTCGCCTTCCACATGCTCTTCAATACCCCATGGCTCAACCTCTTGCGGCTGCTCCAGCATCCAGAGGTTTTCAACACACCACCAAGCAGACCACCTAAAGAGACGCAGTTCTTTTTCCCCACGGATTAACGTGGTAACTTCTGCTTCCCATTTTGCAGCCCATAAATCTCGCGCCAGTTGGCGAGCGGTTTCTTGGGTTCTTTGTTCGGAAGGAAGAGCGTACATTGTTTCTAGGATTTCATGAACAAAGTTGCCAAGCATTGTTGCTTCTGTCGGAGAATCCCTAAGTCCATCAATCTTGCTGTACTTAAACTTCATAGGACATTGCTGGAATGTAGATATTGAAGAAGGGGAAAGCAGTTCTGGGGCCTGCATGAGCCCGTCTTGGTCAGTTGTCATCTGTTTTTGCAACAAGAGTTGCACCAAACGATAAACGCATTGCCTCAACAACGAGGGTGTCAATGTCTTCTTCAGTTACGGTTGCGCGAGTTGGCTTTGCTTTTCCATTTGAATGACTGGTCCAAAAAGCGTTCAATGAGTCTTTTTGCTCTTGCGTCAGTGTTTTTGCAACTGAAACAAAGTTGGTCCATTTTTCATCAATCTCTGATGGTGCTTCTGCCTGTGGCGCTGGCATAGACGATGCGTATTCGGCGTCTAAGGCGTCTGCAGAGCGTGCGAGGTATAGGCCGACACCCAATAGCTGAGCAGCCTTTTTAAGAGCATCAGAGACAGCACCTTTAAAGTCGTTTCCGAGGTCAAGTGGCTTATTGTCTTTCTTCTGACGCTTCACTGAGGAACCACCGAAACCGTGCTTAATGACGGTTAAATCACCTATGGTGGCAGTTAACGATACGTGAGCAACAATCTCATCCGTATCTACATCGTCACGGCGAACGGAAACGATTTCAAACGACCAGTTGTCAACGCCCAAAACTTTGTTAAGACGATTAATGACTTCACTTATCGGAAGATAGATGAGCGAAATTCCACCCTTGATTCTTGTGCGTTCCATTTCTTCCGAGAAAGGCTCTGCTAAAAGACGCGAAATGTTTTCAGAGTTATTGATATTGATAGACGACACGTAGGTCTCCTTGTTTAGTTAATTATGTTTATGTATTTTTAGGTTTGCGAACGATAATGCTTGTTTTAAGTTCGCCAGTCTCACTGAAGTTATCAGCATTTAGACCAATTTTGTTTAGCTCTTTAATTCTCCAGTACGAAGGAGCACAGTAGGAAAGCATTTCCTCTGCTATTTCTTTTGGAGACTTTGTTACTTCTCCGGTATCCATGTCGATAGACATTTTTACAAGACGTTCTGCGACGGCCGAGCCAAGCTCCAAGTGCTTCCAGCCTTTTCTGTCGTAGGCTGATTTTTTCTCAATAGTAGTACCGTCAGAGAGGGACAAGATTTCTACTGAACCCATGATTTCAGACAGAGCGTGTGCAAAGGAATCATAGACGAGCGCCACGTCTTTTTTTAAAAGATTCAACTCTGCGAGTCCTTGGCCGGCATCTTCAGGTGAAGGCTCCCCCGATATAAATAAAGATAATTCTTTGTCAAGGTTGACCAAAGAAGAGCGGAGCTCTTGGATTTTTTCCAAGCTCATTACTAGTACCTCATTTAAGTTTAGATAGGTGATTTACTAGATGAGTATAGAAGCTCGTTTGCGTTGTGGCAACCCCAGGCCGGTTAGATACGTAAATGCTCCAACTGCAGAGTCTATTTGGTCGTCATGGTTTGAGGCTTCCGGGAATGAAGAAAATTCATCCAACCAATCTGTCAACCACGAAGCACGAACTAGTCTCACGTTCCCGTTTGAAGCGGCAGCAGCAAAAGGTCTAGCTCTCGTGACTTTGTCCCCTGTTGGACGCATTGCCCCGAAGTCGTACCCAGGAATCACGTATCTGGCGTACTGGTCAACCAAGGCCTTGCCTGAAGAACCGGGCTCCTGCTCCATTCTGATGGCAACACCAAAACCGTCTTCTTCTGCCGTCTTAGCGATGAGTTGCTCCACCTTTTCACCCCTGACTCTGGCCTTTTTTACGTCAAGAACATAGGCCACGCCGCCGTCAAACATCATGAGAGTTCCTACGGTCCAGTCAGGGTCCGGATATCCAGCATGTGGCTCCGTTGCGGCAAGGTCCCAGAACCGAACCACCCTGGCCGAGTTGGTTATGACGGGTATCTCTTCTGGGTCAATAACAAGAAAGGCCTCGCGCTGAAAGAGGCTACCAAGGGTCGTTGACCACCAGTCTCCTTCTTCTAGGCGTCGTCTTTCAACAGGGTCCAGCTCTGAAAGGGCCTGACGGTACGAAACGGCGTCAATTCCAGGGTTATCCTTAAGCGTAGATGGCACGAATACGCGCCCGGTCTCTTTGCCTTCCACGATAAACCTCTGTCGCACCCAGTTGGGGGCTGGGTTGGATGCAGCCCTCATTCTTAGTGGAACCTGAGATATTGGACCGCTGGCAGGTCGACGAAGACGGGAGAAGAGGTATCTATAGTCAGATTCTCTAATTTCGGTAACTTCGTCCATTCCTATGAACTGGAATTCCGAACCCTTGTATCGCAGGTAGTCGTTTACGTTGTTTAGGTAACCGAAGGAGATACGAGCCCCAGATGGGAAGGTGGCAACGAAAGTATTGTTGTTCCAGTGAACGTCATCATAGTTGCTCATCCACGCCCTGAATCGGTCCATCAAGGCTCCAGGCAAGGAAAGGTCAGCAAACGTTCTACGACAGAGAAGGGCTGAATAGCCAGGAACGTCTACATACTGCAGTGCCGCCATCAGAAGGGCTGAGGACTTTCCTCCTCCGGCCGCACCTCCAAATAATGCCTCTATAGAATTGGTTCTTAAAAATACTTTTTGGTTAATAGAGGGTTCTTCTGGACAGAATGGTGGCAGCTTTGGGCTCAGGTACTCAAGTACTTCATCCCAGTTAGATTTTGTAGCCATGAGATATATATTGACCAATCAATTAAAGCCCTTAGTGCATTTGGGGCAATTTGTGCGCTACTGTATGTTACATGCCCCCAGCGTCATCGAACACAAAGACCAGAAGAGCCAAGCTAATAAAAAGAGTAAAAACAAAAGGCTCTAGCTTTGTAAGAATTATTAAAGCGCCATTTGTATTCGCCGCTAGACAAGTCAATAGACCAAGGTCCGCAAATGTACTGATGTTTTGCTTTATACTGTTTACTAGTATTGGAGCAGGAATGATATTCATGCCTGCCGGTTGGGTGGTTGCCGGTGTCGGCTGTGGAATTTTTGGCTTTCTTTTGGGACTTGAGTAGGTAATAGATGGGCTGGAATGCGCCTCAAAACAAAGGCTTGGGCTCACAATCAAGCAAAAATCTAGGATACGGAGCCCCCATATCCATGAACCCGTCCCTCGCTGGGAAGGCGTATCGTGACTCTTGGGACATAGAGCGCGCTTACCGCGAAGGCATGTCTAAAATCACTTGGGTCAATAGGTGTATTGACGCAATCTCGGGAAACCAAGCGCGCTTGCCGATGATTTTAAGAAAAGACAATTCAAAACATGGCGAAATTATCAAGGGGCGCGAAGCAAATCGTAATCCCCTGCTGGAGATTTTAAATAATAAAGCCAATGTCGGAGAAAACTCTTTTATTTTTAGATACAGGCTTTCTGCTCAGCTCATGCTGGGTACTCGTGGAGCTTTTATAGAAAAGATACGTGGACGTGATGGTGGAATCATTGGGCTCAACCTTCTTCCACCTCAGTCAACAGCACCAATACCAGACCCTAAAACGTTTGTTTCCGGCTACGAAGTGCAAATGCCTTATGGTGAGAAAATAATACTCAAGCCAGAAGATGTTTGCTGGGTTAGACGCCCTCACCCTATCGACCCTTACCTATCGCTTACGCCTCTTGAGGCAGCAGGTGTGGCCATAGAAATCGAAAACCTCGCCAAGATTTACAACAGAAACTACCTTCTTAACGACGGACGTCCGGGTGGACTTTTAGTTGTTAGGGGTGAAATTGATGAAGACGATAAAGAAGAACTGCGTAACAGATTCAGAGGAAACCTAGCAAGGGCTGGACACACTACGGTCATTGCGGCAGACGACGGAGTTGACTTTGTTGACACTTCTGCAAACCCACGTGATGCTGCCTACGTCCAGATGCGACAGATAACTAAAGAAGAAATACTTTCTGCATTTGGTGTTCCTGAGTCTGTTATTGGTAATGCCTCTGGCAGAACCTTCAGTAACGCTTCAGAAGAGATTCGTGTTTTCTGGATGGAGACAATGCTTCCCCATCTGGAGCCAATATCTAGAGCGTTAGACGAACTTGATGAAAAGTACTATCTAGATTTTGACACGACCGAAGTTCCAATCCTCATGCTTTATAAGCAAGAGCGAGACAAGTATTTACTACAGGAATTCCAGTCTGGATTGATTAGCGCGAACGAGTACAGAACTGGCTCGTCACGCAAGGAAGTAGATGCCGACTTGGCTGACTCGCTTCTTCAGAATCCAAACCTTATTCCTATTGCGAACACGAAAAAGAAGATGGAAGAAGGCCAGGCTCAGATTCCTGGGGCTCCTGGGGCTCCTCCGGGAATGCCGGGAATGCCAGAAATGCCAGGGGTACCACCTGGAATGCCTACTCCTGTTCCTCCAATGGCAGAAACCATTCCTTTGGACACAAATACTATGCAAGGTGCAATGGCCGAAGCAGGTATGGCGGGAGGAGAATTGGCTCAAACCACCATTCCTACCGAGGCACTTGGTGGACTTCCACAGCCAATGACTGTTGCGTCTTCTCCTAGCAATCAAATTCAAGTAAAAGAACTGATTGACAAGAGCGAACAGTCAATCGAAAGATGGACCGAAATTCTTGCAAGAAGCGTTGAGCGCGTAGCGGAAAGACAGCAAAGAGTAGTGCTTGAAAAAGCTAGCGGCTTAAAGTCTAAAAAAGCCTTGATGCACGGAACCCTTGATGTTGACTCGGTTTTGTCAATTGAGACATGGAATAAGCAGATAGAGGAAGACATCCGTCCGGTCGTTTCTTCTATTATTAGCGATTCTTTTGAGTCGCGAGTAAATGAAGCATCTGAAAAGGGAGTAAAAGTAAAAGCTCTCCCAGTTAAGGACCTTCGCGCGATGGTTGATGCTCACGTTTCAAGAATTAAAAGAATAAATGAAGCGAATTTTTCAGAAATTAATTCACTTATGATTAAATCTTTTGAATACGCAGACGAAGAAAGACGATATTCGTTCTTTAGAGATGGGTTGGTGGAAATGTACACCGACTTCTTCGCTTATGGTCAATATCAGCTGGCCGAAAACGAGGCTCGTTCCGCTTGGAACTTTGGTCAAACTGTTTAGTTTCACTAAACGATTGTTTGATTTTTATATAATTTCACTAAAAGTGGATATATAAGCATAGTTGCACCGAACAGACTTCCTAATGTCTTATTATTTTCAGTAGACACAAGACGAAGGGTCTCCTGAATGTTGCCTGAACTGTACGAATATAAGTCAACCACGCTCGGAACTTCCTTTGCGACCAAGGGTGGCTCCATCAACCTAGATGAAGCTCAGGGAATGGTTGAGTGCTTCGTAGCCGGAATAGGCAACAAAGACTCAGTAGGAGACATTGTCACTACTGGTGCGTTCACAAAAAGCCTTCAGCGCCGCAAGCCTCGTGTTGTTTGGGGCCACAACTGGAATGACCCAATCGGTAAAGTTTTAGAGATTTACGAAGTACCAAATACGGACCCAAGATTGCCTTTGAAGATGAAGATGGCAGGAATCGGTGGACTTTTTGCTCGCGTTCAGTTCAACCTTAATTCCGAAAAAGGTAAAGAAGCATTCGCTATGGTTGCCTTCTTTGGTGAAGAACAAGAATGGTCAATCGGCTATAAGACGCTTCGTGCCCAGTTCGACCAGAAGTCGCAAGCAAACGTTATTTACGAACTTGAACTGTACGAAGTATCTCCTGTTCTTCACGGAGCAAACCAGCTCACTGGCACTATTTCCGTAAAGTCAGAAGAAGGTGGATATTCCGGTCCAGTTTCCTATATGGAAGAAGACGAAGAAGAAACCATAAACCGCGCAGAAATTGAAAAGCAATTGGGCTTAATGCTCGGCGCAAAAGTTTCCTTAATGGACGTAAACGGAGAAGAGCTAACCTTTGCTCGTCGTGCAGATAACGGTGAAGTTGGCCGATACAAGTGCCATTTCAGCGGAGGTCGCGGACGATACATGTTTGGAGCACCTGAGCCAATTACGGTTGTTGCACCACGCAGACCATCAGTGCCTATGCCCGGAATGCCAATGATGCCAATTGGGTCTCCAGGAATGGTGATGAATCAGCCTCAACGCCCCACGCGTCCGCCAGCAATGTCTATGCCTGTTGCGATAAGACCAGGACAAAATGGTCCTCAGATTATCGCGCTTCCAGCAGTTGAGTACGAAGATGATGATACTCAAGAATTTGACCCAACAAACTTGGACAAAGAAGAAGCAGACCTAAGAGACGCACTTCTCAAGATAACAAAACGTCACGGCAAGTTTAATCAAGACTCAGAAGGTGTTTGGGCCGGATACACGCCAGCTGCCGAAAACTCAATTGCTGGCATAGGCGTAAAATGTGCTAACTGCGTTTTTTATCAAGGTGGCGATAGCTGCAAGATAATTGACATGGAAGTTGAATCAGAAGGAAAGTGCCGTTTTGCCGTCATTCCTAATGGAGTTGTCAAAGGTGATTCAACAGTCAAAAAGACATACGAAATCGAAGAAGAGTTCACTCAAGAAGACTACGTTTCCGACCTTGAAGTAAAATACCCTGGAGAGTTAGCAATAGCAGCCCTGCGTGGAGCTATCGGAAGACGTAGAAAAAAGCGTCGTAAGTTCAAGTTGCTAAGCGAGTTTGGTTCGCAAAGTGATTGGCCCGAAGAGAAGGCATACCTGTTGCCTGTCGTGCCAAAGTTTGCCTTCATGGTCAAGCAGGCCCTAGACCCAATATTTGACTATCACGGCGTTGAGTCTTTTGTAGACGTGGATGGAATTGTAATGACGTCTGGCATCAGTTATGACTTAATTGATGCGGTAGATACGGCTGTTGATAACCTAAAAAAAAAGTCTATAAATCAAAATGACATCGAATGGAAAGCTGCTAGTTACCGACTTGGTCGTGCTATTGGTGGTCGTTTAACAAATAAACCAAATATTGGTGGAGGCCGTTCGGCCGGTCGATTCTTTACGTCAATTGGAGCAGAAGATTTTGACCCATTTAGTGCGCGTGATGCCAACCTAAACGGAATAGTCGGTGAAGGCTTATTCCTTCGTGGTGTTGCTCTAGCCACTCCAGACCCAACACCGGATGGCCCTGGTTCAATACGCAACCCAAAACCATCCCGCGCTCAAGTACGCAAGCCTGAATCAGAGATTCTTGACCGAGCTGGAGACGGCAAAGTCAAGCCTGTCGGCTCAAAACTAAGTAGCGGAAAACTGTTTGACGTTCCACGCATAGACGACCCTGATGTAGATTCTGCGACAAAATACGGCTCCGCTGAGTCACAAAGAGACGAGCTTCAAGGCGTACTTGATGGTGCTTCAGACAAAGACCAAATAAAGAGACTAAAGCAAGCTATTGCTGAACTCGATAAATACATGAAGAGTGTTGAAAAAACGGTCGAAGGGGACATGGAACGCGAAAAGCGTCCAACAAAACCCAAGGCACCACAGGTTCTCAACAGAGAAAACACTCAGCTTGCCAGAGGAATAAAGCCTCAGCGTATACCAATCGCTAGTCAATCGATGACAAGCGTAGAACGTTTCTCTTCTGGGAAACTTCCCGACAAAGCTCAGCTTCCAGAAGGCTCCTCGCAGCTTAAAGAATTCTACGAAGCGATGGCAGAAGACGTAGTGAAGTTGCTCACGGAGTTAATGAACGACCCAAATAAAGATAAAAACTGGAAACTTCCATGGCGTCGCCCTGAGCTTTATGCAAGAAACCCTACGCGCGGTCGCGTGTATCAAGGCATGAACCAGATGACTCTTGGCTTGGTTGCAAAATCTCGCGGGTACGAACTTCCTCGATGGGCCGGAGAAGGTCAATGGAAAAAGCTTGGTGGAAAACTTAAGCCGGGTGGACGAAAGATGGGCGTTTCTATTCTTGTTCCACGAGAAGGACGCACTTTCACAGACATAAACGGCAAGGAAGTCGTCGAGGGGCGCTACTACGAGGTACAAACTGTTTATAACGTAGCCGAAGTAGCTGGCCTCCCAAAGAAATTTTATGAACCTATCGATGCGGACATAAATCAAGAAACAAGACTTGAAGATTTAGAAAACGTTATTAAGGAAATTGGTCCTGATTTCGTAGAATCATTTGGTGAGGATGCTTTTTATCGCCCATCAACAGACAAGATTCACATGCCTGCTTTTGAACAGTTTGTTGATGCTACGGCTTTTTATGGGACAGCAATGCACGAAACCGTTCATTGGACCTCTCACCCAACACGCCTAAACAGAACTTTAGGTAAAGAATTTGGCGATGAACAATACGCATTTGAAGAACTAATCGCTGAGATAGGTTCAGCGTTCGCGTTGGGCGCAATGGGTATTGAGCCAACAATTAGAGACAATCACCTTGTTTATGTAGCAGGATGGTTGAAGAAACTGACAGCAGACCCACTTGCCTTGCATAGGGCAATACTTTCAGCCCAACAAGCAAACGACTTCTTGCTAGACCGTTCCTCGACAATGCGAAGACTTGCTGGCATCCCGGACGATGAAAGAAAAGGCAAAGACAATGCGTGGCTCGAAGTGCCAATGCTTGCTGGATACGAAGACTCTCCAAGAATCAAGCCGACAACAGGCGTAAGCGGCACAATGGAAGACATGCTGGACGTGGAGTTCCCGCAGGACTTCGCACCAGAGGCTAGAAGAACGTCTACTGCGGAACGAGAGATGAGTTCTCTTTCACGAAACCTACCAACAAAGACCAAAGATGGAATCGTCATTACTCCGTCTGGAAGACTTTCTAGCGGTAGAGGCCCAATCAAGGGCAAAAACCCTAATGCGCCAGAAATAAAGCCCATAGATGAGACAGTAGCGCTCAGGCTTGCATTTGGTTTGTCAAACGAGCCAACCGAAGAGCAGCGAGACATCATGGCGGTTGCCATGAATCTCATTAGAAACAAAGACCCGCGCATATTGTCTATTCTTGCAGGTGCTGGAACTGGTAAAACCACAACGCTAAAGAGCATCGCATGGGGTCTGCAGAGAGAATTCGACCTATGGCCAGAAGGCGACCTTCGGAGACCAGAACAACTCAGATACCTTTCAGATAGGTACGGCGTTGATTTCTCTGGCATGTCCGCGGAACAGGTTAAGGAATCTGTAGAAAAACTAGCTGAAGAAAAATCAATAAACAATCTTTACTATGCGGTATTTAACAAGAAAAATCAATTCGAAGCAGAATTGGAGTTTCCAAGAAATACCGGAGTATCAACAACCGACAAGATTTGGTACTGGTCACTAAAACTAGGACAAGGCGACAAAAAATACGGAACAGGAATGCGCAGAAAAATGCAATTCGCATTGATTTCGCCTACTGACAGAAAAGTAAATAATCCCGGAGCCAAGAATCCTAAATTCATCAGCGAAGCTCTAACTCCTGACGAACCAGAAAGACTATTGCCACAGCAGGTACGGGAGCTCTTTGATGGAACAACCGAGTCTTTTGATGGAATTGAACCAGGATACAGAAGTCTTGGTTGGACAAGATTAGATACTGGAAGTGATTGGAAAGAATTTTTAGATTTTGCAGACGAGAAGCGCTGGAAGGGTCAAGAAACTAGACCAACTTCTGTTCCCATCTTGGACGATAAGGGAAAACCAGTAAGAGACGCTAAGGGAAAAATTCAAACAACAATGGAAGATTCGTCTGGATTTATTCTTCCAGATGCGGGCTCAACATTTGTCAGTCGAGACCAATTCGGTGACCTTTTTAAAAATGCCCTTACTAGATGGAGTCTTTCAAAAGAAGAAAAAGCGTCAGCATGGATGTTTACGCAGCCCGCAATACTAACGCAAGAGCTAGATACGCCGCGCGGTTCTGGTAAGGACATCAGCCCTGTTGACACCATTTTAGATGAAAAAGATATTCCGGCTCAATGGGTAGAAGCTTTGCAGGAAGCAATAGACAAATTTTCCGATGGGGATAGCAGTATGCTTCCACCAAGAGATTCTGTCGCAAAAC